GTGCAAGAACTACAAACGTGGGTGGAACAGAACGGTTGGCGTGCCCCCATCTTTAAATACGACGAAGAGCGACACCTGCTTTGGCTGGACGAGCAAAGGGAGTGGCAACCAGTAAGAAAGCACCCGCTTTATAAGGTAAAAGATAAAAGGTAAAAGGTAAAGCCAGCGAGGGCTCACAGCTGGGTATGTGAGTAAAGGTAAGGCCTGTGATGGGCTAAAGGTAGGGTAGGAGGGGAGAATTTTAGAATTAGTAATACCAATCAAGGGTTGGATTAACAAATTGATTATGAACCTCTCTCTATTTACATTCAAAATTAACGATTAAAAAACAATACAAAAATGGCAAGAACAAAAAGAATAATCCCTACTGGGGTAACTAAAACACAAATGGAGAATGCTTTTTCTACTTATGCAAAGGCAGAGGCGCGAATGACTAAAATAAATGCGTTGATAGAGAAGCAAATTGCAACTATACGCAATAAATACACGAATGAATTGGCGACTCTTAAAGAAATAAAAGATACCAATTTTGATGTGTTACAAGCCTATGCATTAGCAAATAAAGACAGTTTATTTATCAAGAAGAAATCACTTGACAGTTTGCACGGTACCATAGGGTTCCGCACAGGTACGCCGAAACTGAAAACGCTAAAAGGTTTTACGTGGAATACGGTAACAAACCTGCTGAAAGAATTTTTACCTGCTTATGTGCGCATAGCCGAAGAACCAGCTAAAGATAAGCTACTTGCCGAACGCAACAATGAGCAAATAGCTGACTTCTTTCCAAAAATAGGAGTAGTGGTGACTCAAGATGAGACTTTTTTTGTGGAAGTGAAGGGGGAGCTTAGGTGATAGGTTCCAGGCCTCAGGCAAAAGGGAGTGAGATGCAAAGGTGAAAAAAAAAACTTTGGTAGAGTTATTCTTGACTCTACCAAAGTTGGCAAAAAGTTTAACATTTAAAAAAATGAAACATATGAAACATATGAAATGTGATAATACACAACAGCGCAAAGAACGCTTGCAAAAACGCAATGAAAAAGTGCGTCAACTTTTTGAAGAACTGAGTGCCAAGCACCCTCAGTGGAAGGTAGATGCTCTTGTAGAGGAGGTGGCGAACATTATGTTTTTATCACCTCGTACTATTGTAGCAATACTTTCTTTTCAGGGCGGTTATGGCGAAAGATAGTCTCCACAAAGGGGGAGCTATTATTCTATCAGCAGTGAGCCCTGAGGGGTAAGGGTTACGTTTTTCACGGGTATACCGTCGTACTCCAATTGCTTTTTTACCTCAATAAGCATTTCGGTATAAAGGTCGTCGGCGAGCATTTGGGCAATACCCACCCCCACTTCGGGGTGCTCTTTCCACTGTCCTTTTTCGGCAGTAAGAATAGCTTTTTGATGTTGGGGCTCAGATAAGCCTACTTGAAAATCACCTTCAGCAAGGTGCAAATCGTTTTTGATTAAGAGTAAATCTTTCATTTTACACATTTGTTATTTGTTGATGGTGCAAAGGTCGTACATATAGATGAGGTAAGGAAAAAGACGTTCAACGCTTGTACCAAATTAGTACAATGGTTGGGGAAAATAAGTACAAGGCTTGTTTGCCGATTTTCAGAACTGAAAAAACCGCCGGAATTTTGCACCGTAAAACAAACGATAGAAGTGCACTTACAATTAAAATAATGTATAACAAAAAAAATTAAAGAAATGGGAAAAAGTAAATCAAACTATGCCATTACAGGGCTTAGTGGTAAAGTAGGGAAAGTGTTTGTATTTCGCCAACGCGGAGGAGAAACTATTGTCGCTACCCCTCCTTCACACACCAAAGCTCCCAGTGCTTCTCAGAAAGCACAACAAGAGAGATTTATACGCGCTTCGGCATATGCCAAAAACGCTTTGCAAGACCCTTCGCTAAAAGAGGATTATACAGCAGAGGCTAAAAAGCGCAGGAATGTATCGGCTTATAATATGGCGATGACTGACTATTTGCGCGCTCCTAAAATTGCCCATATAGACCATTCAGGCTATACAGGTAGTGCCACAGGAGAGAAAATAATGATAGAGGCGGGCGATGCTTTTAAGGTTGTAGCTGTGAAAGTGCGTATTGAAGACCACGATGCTACTCTTGTGGAAGAAGGTAGCGCTACTCTTGTACAGGGCAAATGGGTGTACACCACTACGGTTACTAATCCTTCGCTTACAGGTGATAAAATAATAGTAACCGCTACTGACCGCCCTGGTAACAATTCTAAAAAAGAGGAAAGCCTTTAATGATTGATAGTTAATAGAGGACAGTTGTTTTTAGCTATTTTGCCTTTTTATTAGTAGAGTTACAATTAAGGATATAATAAGGGAGGGGTAGGGGGACATTTATTAAATAATTAACAAAAACACATAATTAAAAAATGGGATTACCAAAAGTATTATTTAACATTGCCAAGGATGGTATGAACCGTACAGGCAATAACATTCAAAAAGTTACTGGTCTTATTATTACAGGTAGTGGAGTAGCCAGTAAGGTAGAACTCGGAAAATCGTACCAAGTATTTTCCTTAAACGAAGCCGTAGCATTGGGTATTTCGGAGGCTGAAAACGCTTTTGCTTACAAGCATATTAAAGCATTTTACGACCAAGCTCCTACGGGTACACCTCTGTGGGTAATGCTCGTATCGGACGCTACGACTATGACTGCAATGCTTGACAAAGACGGTGCTTTTGCTCCAACTCTCATAGCTGATGCCAAAGGTGCTATTAGGGTATTGGGTGTGGTGAAAAAAGCAACTGGTAGCGAAACTATTGCTGCCGGCTTAGATACTGATGTACAAACAGCCGTAGTGAAAGCGCAAGCTATTGCTGAGCACTTTGAAAAGAAGTATATGCCTTTTAGAGTAGTGGTATCGGGCAACAGCTGGAACGGCAAAGTAGCTGACCTTACTAATTTCTCGGAAAACGAACTCAACAAAGTGGCTTGCTTTATCGGTAATGACGATAAGGAGAAAGAAGCATCAGTAGGTTTGTTTTTAGGAAAAATGAGTGCTATACCCGTACAGCGCAAAATTCACCGCGTGAAGGACGGTAGTGTATTGCCATTGGTGGCTTATTTTACTGACGGAACTACTATTGACAGCAAAGCTGACCAGTGGGACGCCTTAGACGACAAAGGGTATATTTTCTTTCGCACCTTCGTAGGGCGTTCAGGCTACTATTTTTCAGGAGATAATACGCTTACCAAACCTACTGATGATTTTAAGAGTCTCAGCAGCGGATTGGTAATGGACAAGGCGTTACTTCTTGCTTATGGGGCTTTGGTAGAGGAATTAAGCGATGAGGTGTTACTTTCAGAAGAGGGAAGTATTCACCCTGCTATTATCAAGAGTTGGCAGACCAAGTTGGAGAACACTTTGCAAAGCGAAATGGTTTCGAAAGGAGAGCTATCGGCAGTGAACATCAATATAGACCCTGAACAGAAGGTGTTGCAAACAGGTAAAGTGGTAGTAGGGCTAAAACTTCTTCCTGTGGGTTATGCTGATTTTATTGAGGTGAATATTGGGTTTACCACGAAGAAAGAAGAAAATTAGGTGTGAGGTCGTAGCACGACGGGCAGAAAATTAGCAAATTAATAAATTAGTAGATTAATAAATTAGAAAAAAAATGGGAACATTTAGTAGTAAACAGTATGCGTGGAGCGATATTTCGATTGCCTTTGGAGGACGTATTATTGCCGGGGTGACAGAAGTAGAATACACTGAGAAAAAAGAGAAATCGGCGCTTTACGGACGTGGGAGTAAACCTTTGAGCATTGTAAGAGGTAATCACAGTTTTGAGGGGAAATTGAGCATTTGGCAAAGTGAATTGGAAGCAATGACGCGTGATGCCAAAAACAACGACATTCTGAACCTTAACTTCGACTTGGTTGTTGCTTACGTGCCCTCAGAAGGAGGACAAATAGTGACCGATATTCTCAAGAATGTGGAATTTACCGAAGTGAAAAAGGCAATGAAGCAGGGGGATAAAAATATGGTTGTAGAGCTTCCTATTATCTTCACTGATGTAAAACGCCAATCGTAGGTGCGAGCCACAGTCGTAGCACGACAAGCGAGTGCGAGCCACATAGGCGGGAAAATTAGAAATTAGCAAATTGATAAAAAATGGACGTAACAAAAGAACAAATCAAACAATGGAAAGCAAAGTACAAAGAAGTATTTGTATTGCGAGTAGATGACAAAGTGGCATACTTGAGAACGCCTGACCGCGCTACCCTGAGTTATGCTTCGACATTGGCAACGAAAGACCCGATGAAGTTTAATGAGGCTATCCTTACCAACTGTTGGTTGGGAGGAGATGAAGAGATTAAGACTGATGATGCACTTTTCCTTTCGGCAAGCAGTAAACTTGGCGAATTGATACAGATTAAAGAAGCTACCTTGGAAAAGCTTTAAGCAGTGCGGAAATTGACGAGCCTCGGGATTGGTTGCGTATTACCAATGCCTCACTGCGTTACTATATGCACATTGCCAATCCCGATGCCCTCAATGATACTGAGTGGGCTATGCGAGTGAAAGAACTGGAATGGATTCGCCAAAAGGAGAGTGAATCGTATGGAGAATAAAAAAGTAAAGAAAAAAGTTTATAAATGGCAGAAAATCCAAAAAACACGATATCTTCTTTCTTTGATCAGACTAAAAGGTTAAAGGAGGTGGTTAATAACATTATAGACCCTATCTCGTCTTTACAGAAAATATTTAAGCAAGGTTTTACGGCAGACACCCAAAAGATGAGTCTGGCTACTTTTGTGCAAGGTAATATGCAAAAGGCACAAGAAATACATCAGAATCTCACACAATACAGTGGGCAAACGGCTTATGAAGTACCCCATCGCTTGTGAAGGCTCAAGAGAGTTTGATGGGAGCAGGGTTGGTTCCTGAAGGAGCATTAGGAATGCTCAAACAAATAGGAGATATTGCCTTGGGGGATAGCAAAAAGATAGAAACCTTAGCTACTGCCTTTGCCAAAGTGACCACACAAGAGAAATTGCAAGAAGCTACACTCACACAGATACAACAGGCAGGATTTAATCCTTTGCAAGTGATAAGTGAGCGGACGGGCGAGACTATGACCTCTCTGCAAGAGCGAATGGACAAAGGAGGAATTTCGGCAAGAGAGTTGGCTGAGGCTTTCCGATGGGCAACTGATGCACAAGGAGATTTTTATCAAGGAGCTGAGAATGTGAACAGCACTCTACAAGGCAGATTTACAGTTTTAATGGCTTCGATAGAATCTATAGCTGTAAAAGTATATGAGGTTATAAGTCCGTTGCTGATTCCGTTGGTAGCACTTTCTACGATGGCATTTGGAGCTTTGAATGAAGGATTGAGTTGGTTTATTCAAAAACTTCAAGAGGGGAACCCCATAATCCTTGGTATTGCAGGAGTGTTAGGAGTATTTATTACAGCTATCACATTGCATAACACTTATATGGCTATTGCTGCGGCGTGGCAGAACCGACTATCTTGGGCAGTGATTAAAACGAACTTAGCTTTTTTAGCTAATCCTATTGTATTGATTATAGCAGGCATCGTGGCACTTATTGCTATCATCACTTATTGTATTGTAGGCGTGAGCGGTTGGGGTAAAGCGTGGGATAACACTGTGCAAGGAATGAAATACTTGTGGGAAGCCTTTATTCTCACCTACAAAGCTCATTGGAATACGGCAGTCAATGCTTTTATGGCAGGTATAGACCTCTGTAAGTTGGCTTGGTATAAGTTTAAAGAGACTGTAGGTTTGGGAGATAGTAAAGAGAACCAAGCGATGATAAGCCAAATACAAAACGATTTGCAAGAACGTGCTAAATCGGTAGCAGAAGGCTATAAGAAAGCAGGTGAGGCAGGAGCTAAAGCAAAAGAATATTTTGGTAAAGCGTGGAACTCTTTGGAGTTTAAGAGCCTTTCGAGTGTGAAAGACGGGCTAATGGGCAAGTTAGGCATAGGGCAAACGGGACAAAAAACAAGTCCGTTAGCAACACCTATTGCCAGCACACCTTTTTCAGAGATGGGTAATAAAACCAAAGATAATATTGTAACAGGAGGTGCCCGTCAAACGCATATCAATATACAGATAGGCAACTTGGGCACGGATACCAAAGTGTACGTATCATCGGTACGGGAAGGAGTGGAAAACTTTGGGGCGCAACTGAAAGAAGAGCTTTTGAGAATTGTGAACAGTGTAAACCAAATGCAAACAGTGTAATTTATGGAATTTGATATAAAAGAACTCACCGCACGGGCTTTTTTGGACTATGTAGGTCCAGCATTCCCGCAGTGGTGGGCAAACAATAAGACGAAATTTGTACTGCCGAGTTTGTCTAACATTAGTGAGGCACGCAGTAATGGCAGTCAGTATTTTATGACGTTAAAAGTGGCTGATAAATCGGGGGAGCAAACGGTTTTCCCCAATGAGCCTTTGGTGAGTTTTTCGCTTACTAAAACCATTGTAGAAACGGCAACGGTAGGCAAACAACGCAAAGGTAAGGTCAAGGAATATATCACTACTGAAGATTGGCAAATTACCATAAGAGGACTGTGTGTAGACCCCAAAAATCCCGATCAATATCCTACGGCACAAGTACAAAGTCTTAACAAATTGTTTGAAAAGAATGAGAGTTTGGAGGTGATAGGCAATAAGCTCTTTACTCTTTTTGACATTGGTAACATCGTGCTCAAAGATATTAGCTTTGAGGAAATGGAAGGCAAAGAAGGTATACAGAAGTACACCATTAAAGCTGTATCGGATATGGACTTCTATGCGGAATTAGACGAGAAACGAACCCAACTTAACAAGATATACTAATGTTTGTATTACAAGCGATTATAAAGATAGGTGATTACACTTTTAGAGCAGTACATAACGTTAAAATCACCAAATCGGTAGACGAATTGGCGGACACCTGTACGATTGAACTGCCAACCCATTTTAAAGTAGCCAAAGGGGGCGAAAGCCTTTATACTGAAAAGGCTATCAAGGTGGGTGACAAAGTGAGCGTTACTCTTGCTTATGAGGGTGTGTATAGCGGAGTGGAGTTTGAAGGTTATGTAAAGAAGGTTAAACCGAGCATTCCTGTAAGCATAGAGTGTGAAGACGCTATGTACTTACTTAGACGTAAAAATATCAGCAAGTCGTGGCAAAAAACAACACTTAGAGAAGTATTACAGGAAGTTGTGAAGGACACGCCTATTGTGCTGGCGGACAATATTCCAGAAATGCATTTAGACCAGTGGATTATTCGCAATGCGAACGGTACGCAGGTATTGGAGAAGCTGAAAGAAGAGTTTAGGCTAAGCGTGTTTATCAATGATGAAGGCAAGCTGTACGCAGGACTTTCGGAGCTTACCAATATAGGGCAAACAGCACGTTATGACCTCAATTACAATATTGTTGCCAATGATTTGGAGTATAGGACTAAGGAGGAACGCAAACTGAAAGTACGATACACTTATATCGACAAAAATAACAAAAAGAAGACAGTGGAAGAGGGTGATCCTGATGGTGAGCTAAGAACCTTTCATACTTCGGTAGTGAGTGAGGAACCTAAGCTACGAGAAATGGCAAGAGCGGAAATGGAAAGGCTGAAATACGATGGCTTTGACGGCTCTATAACGAGTTTCTTGGTCCCTTTTGCGACGAGGGGTATGCAAGCTCATATGATAGATAATGAATTGAAAGAGATAGATGAGCGCTACTTTATTAAGAAAGTAGAAATTACCTTCGGACGTAATGGCGCACGTCGACAAGTAACCATAGGAGCAAAATTATGAGTATAGACAGAGAATTAGCAGAAGGGCTTAGGCAGATAGGAAAACGCAAAACTCCTACCATAGCCGTAGAAGTGGTATCGGTAGACAAAGAAAAGGGTACGTGTGAAGTGAAGGACGACGAGCTACAATATACCGTGCGCTTAGCTTCAGTGATTAACGATAATGCTGAGCGGTTTTATCTCTTCCCCAAGGAGGGGAGCAGTGTGTTGATAGCTTCGATTGGGGAAGACGAGAACCGCTACTACGTGGTGGCTTATAGTGAAATAGAGAGCGTGAGCTTACGTATAGAAGAAACACAGCTTACAATAGACAAAGCAGGCTTGCACTTGCAACGCGGGGAAGTGGACTTAAAAAGTCTTTTAAACGAGCTTCTAACGGAACTTAAAAACGCGGTGATACAAACACCTTCGGGTGTAGGAAATTTTTCTCCGAACAACGTGATGAAGTTTGAGGAGATTAATAATAAGATAAACAAATTATTACAGTAATCAGTAGTTAGTAGTCAGTTGCAAGTACTTGCAACTGACTACTAAAAACTAAGCACTAAACTTATGGCATTAGATAAACAAGCACTAAAAACAGGGATTATACGCCTGCAACAAGAAATGCTTACTAAAACAGAAGCAGGAATGGAAGAATATGCCGAACGACTTGCCTCTCTCATTGAAGCTTATGTAAAGAGTGGAGAGGTAATAGTGCAAACGGGCATACCTGTACTGGCAGGCACTTATACAGGAGTTACTACTGGTATGGGAAAAGGAACGATTAATTAGTAGATTAGTAAATTATCATAATAACACAATGGGAATAATTATAGAAGGACTTAAAGAGCATTTTGTATCGTTTATAGGAATGGTACTATCGGGAGTAGTGGGTTGGTTCTTTGGTAGACCCAAGCAACGTATGGAATTACAGACCAGCGAACTTGAGAATGTGGATAAAGCCGTGAAAATCTATCGAGAAATGATAGAAGATTTAGGGGCTAAATACGCAAGTGCTATTGAGGAGCTCAAAAAAGCAAATCAGCGTATTAAAGATTTAGAAAACTCTGTTGAAGGGCTATTAACTGAATTAAAGAAATACAAGCAATTAAATGGAAAATCAAAAGAATAATGCAAGTAGTAGTTTTACATAATCAGAGTCTTTTAGACCTTGCTTTACAGCACACAGGGACTATTGAAAGCATCTTTGAATTGGCAATGCTCAACAATTTGAGTATTACCGATGATGTGGTAGCAGGAAAAGTATTAACAATACCTACAGAATCATTCACTAATAATGATATTTTGACCTACTACATCGCAAAGAAGATACAGCCTGCAACTGCTTTTACGCAAGAGGACAAAATAATAAGCGAACGCCAGGAAGGTATTAGCATATGGGCGATAAACTTAGATTTTGTCGTGAGCCACAACGGACAGTAATTATTCACTTTTCACTATTTACGGAATTATGGCACGTACAATACAAGAAATACAACAGATTATCTATAATGCGAAAGAGCGAGAAGAAGCTCTAAACGGACTTAACTCAAACTCAAGAGTAGCTATATGGCGACTGTGGGTTTATATTATCTCGGTAGCTATTTGGAGCTTAGAAAAGTTATTCGACTTACATAGGACAGATATTGATAAACGCCTTACTGAATTAAAACCTCATACTGCACGGTGGTATAGAAGTAAAGCCCTTGCCTTTCAGTATGGTTTTGACCTCTTACCCGACAGCGATAAGTTTAATAACAAAGATAAGACAAAGGAACAGGTAGAGGCGAGTAAGATTATAAAATACTCAGCAGTGGTGGAGAGTAATGACGGTAGGTTGATAGTAAAGATAGCCACTGAAAACGGGGGACGGTTACAGCCTATTACAGCAGATGAACAAAATGCCTTTAGCGGTTATTTATCAGAAATTAAAGATGCTGGAGTACGCACTACGGTTATTAATTATCTGCCTGATAAGCTTGTTCTGAATCTTGATGTGTATTATGACCCGCTAGTATTGGATAGTAATGGAAGCGATGTGCTTTACGGCAAACGCCCTATACAAGAAGCCATAGAGGGTTATCTTAAAAACTTACCTTTTAACGGTGAACTTATTGTAGCGCATCTTGTAGACGCTTTGCAACAAGCTAATGGGGTGAAAATACCACACTTAAAAGAACTCAAAACAGCGTGGATAGACCCCGAGACCAAAGGCTATGGAGCATTACAAAACATAGGAGTTACCCAAATACCGCAAAGTGGTTACTTTGAGGTAGACTGGAATGCTTCACAAATAAAATACATCACAAAATGATATTTAATTTCAAAATAGAAAAATTGGTCATTCTACTTATACCTTCTTTTTTGAGAAAGGCAAGAATGGTAGGATGGATAAGAACGCTTAGTGCTCCTATCAGTCAGTTGTATTATGACTTTATTCAGAAGAGATATTTGGATATTAAGAAACTTGGACTGAATGGGCAAGTATGTTACTTACGCAAAGCGCTAAATGATGCATTTGACATTGAGCAACGGCGCATACGCATATGGGACGGCAATCAGTACAAAGGACAGTATCTTTATACTGAAGGAGAACAAAAACCGAAGTTTTTAGGGACTATGTATTTACATCGTGAGGTAGATTACAGCGATACAGGAGTAGACTTTATCGTAAAAATACCTTTGGAGATATGGGAGGCGAAGAAGATTCCTACAAGTGAAATAGGTAAGTACCGTTTCTTTGAGATAGAAGCCCTAATAGACTTTTACAAATTAGCGAGTAAACGATATATTATAGAAGTATAGAAATTATGAACAGTATTAATGTAAACCAAACGGGAGGTTTCCCACTAACTACCGATGTATTAAGTTATATGCAGAATGCTTATAAGATATTCAATGCAATGAGTGGTATTTCAGGAGATTTAATTATTCTTTCGGGCTGTGAAGTAGTAGGAAACACGGTGTCAGACGGAGTAGTAGCCATTGAAGGAGAAATATACCCTTTTCAGGGTACGACACTTGGCTCTCACGTATTCATTAAGGAAGTGAACACATCTAAAATTTTTGAAGACGGCTCACAGAAAACAGTGCTTGTGGAGAAAGTAGCTACTTTTGGCAGTAGTACAAAGAGTTACCCGTGGGAGAGCTTCAGACGAGTGTTAAGTAACAGACAAATAGAAGAGAAATCTTTTACAGAAGAAACCTCTTTGTTGAAACGCTTGGAGAAATTAGAGGAACGTGTAAAGAAAACAGTGCCCTTGGGGTTGGTGGCAATATGGGGAAAACCAGCTAATATTCCTTTACCAGAAGGCTGGCGAGAGTATGAACCTTTACAAGGAAAATTTCCCATTGGAAAATCTAATATAGGAATACAATTAAGTAATCTTATGAAATATAAATTACACGAAATAGGTTATGCAGGAGGTGAGTTTGAACATCAACTTACTATTGACGAAATGCCAAAACACAACCATAATTATAAATATTCTAACCTTGTAAATGGCGTAAATGAAGATGGAGCTGAAGAAAATGGAGGTAGTGGAGGATGGATGCTAAATCTTAATAGAATGCCTAATACTAGCTCAACAAATACAGGTAACGATCAATTCCACAATAATATGCCTCCTTACCGAGTGATTCGTTTTATAGAATTTGTAGGATTTTAATTTTTAAACTAAACGATATGACAGCAATAGAAACTTTAAAGCAGTGGTTTTCTAACCTTAAAAAACCAACACAAGAGCAGTTTTGGGCTTGGTTGGATAGTTTTTGGCACAAGAGCGAAAAGATACCAATGGCAAGCGTAGAGGGCTTAGACAAACTCGTAGAAGGCACGGCTTCAGCTGAACAATTGAGTAATCACCTAAACGATACACAAGCACATAAGGTGTTATTTGACAAAAAAGTGGATAAGGTAGAGGGGAAAGAATTAAGTTCTAATGACTTTACTAATGAATATAAAGAGAAGTTAGAGGGGCTTCATCAAGTAGATATTTCGGGACTCTTACCAAAAGGAGATTATACGGGCACGGCACAAGACTTAAAAAAACAGATTGATGACAAAGCAGACAAGAATCATAAACATTCGTGGGGAGATATTGAAGGGAAACCTAACACTTTCATTGATACACAAAACTTTTTTGAAGAAAAAATGCAAGAAGGTTTCAAAATTGAGGCAAGCAAACTGAATGATTTTGTAAATAGATCTTCAGGTTCTTATGTTGTAAAATATGGCAATGATGATTGGGGAGGTTTATTGTTGGTCTTTAGGCGAAGTGGTTCTTCGGCATCTTCGTTAGAATTTCTAATGAGTCATTACATTTATGGAACTCGTTTGAGCGTAAGACACAGTATTGATGGAGTTCGTTATGCAGGATTTTTTAAACAGCTTGCTTGGTATGATGATGTTATAAGTGCTGGTGTTAGAGTTGGTGAAAACACAACTTTAAATGTAAACCATCAAAATCAAGTGGTTTTTGTTGCCAATGCTTGTAGTATTGAGTTAAATCAAATTCAGAATATGGGTTCAGTTTCTTTTCGTAAGGTTTTTGATGATGGAATAGTAACCTTTACCTGCACAGGGAAAAACATCATCTACACAGGTGATACTACTTTCAACGGCAAGAAAGGCTCTACAGCAGTGATTTCTATCTTCGAAAACGATTGTTACATTGATATAAGAAATATTTAAACTTAAAAAACTACAAAGTAAATAACAAAAGGCTTTGATAAGAAAAAATACATTTTTTGTTCCACAAGGGTATAGAGCAATTACGCTCTACCCCTTTATATTCGTAAGGAACGAAAGTGATAAACACGACAAAGTTCTTATCAACCACGAACGCATTCACATAAAACAGCAGAAGGAGTTGTTAGTATTACCCTTTTATGTGTGGTATGTGTTAGATTGGTTGAGGAAGATTTTTATTTACAAATCTGCAAATTTTGCATATCTAAATATTGTTTTTGAAAGAGAGGCTTACGAGAATGAAGCTGATCTTGAATACGTAAAAACAAGAAAGAGATTTGCTTTTTGGAATTACTTGAAATCTAAAAACAAAAGAAAAAGATGAATCCTATTCAATATTTTTTGTGGGGAAATAACCCTATTAAGCCCGAGTTTCATATTGACTTAGTACACAATCCTAATAAAACAGGCATTTATCAATTTGATTTTAATGAAAACGGGTATACTAATATGACTTTTTATATGTCAGATAATTCTCCTATTTTTTTTAAATCACATTATTCTTTACATCCTACAATTGAATCTTTGGTGTATTTTAATAGGTTTGAAGAATTGGTTCGTAATTATCAAAGTTTTAAGATAGCACACTGTAATAAGTTTATGTTTTCAGTAATTATTCAAAAACTAAACGGACAAACACCTGCATTTAATTACAGAGAGGTTAAAGTAGAAATAGGAAAAGAAATATTGTTTCACGATCAAGGGATACTATTCTATTCAAATAATAAAGGAAATAATGTTTATGAATTAGAATTTACTCTACTTACATCTCCCATTATAATTACTGAGTTTTTTAAAAGGTTTGTAGTTATTTTACCGACATCGTAATTGTTTACAATTATTTTATTCATTACTATGACAAAACTAAATTACATATTACAAGGATTTGGTTTTAGAGATTTTAAAGACCTCTTACATTCATCCTTTGGACACACTTTTTCAATGCTTTTTATCAAAATAGATGTTATTATGTTGCTTATATCTGCTACTATTCATTTCCTATTTGGTTTTAACCATTTTTTTTGATTGCTTTTGTAATTTTACTAATATTCGAATAGATAACGGGTATGGCAGCCTCATATCTTAGGAAAGAAAAACACGAAAGTCGCAAAAAAGGTCGTATGCTGTTAAAAATATTTGTTTATTTAATGATTATTTGTA